AGCGACCGAGTGAAGATCGACACGTTTGAAGGCAAAGAGAAAATCTACGGTTCTCTCGAAACCCGCTCATTCAAGCAACGCACCGGACGACTCCAGCAGTCTGATCCTACGGAAGCGGAAATCCACAATCGGAAAATGGTCAAAGTTCCATTCTACGACCAGGCAATTTTCGACAAGTGGGATTCGAACTTCCTTGGGTCTTTAAAACTTCCTGATTCCGAAACGATTCAGGCCATGAAGTATGGTTACAACCGACTCCTTGACGAAGAGATTTGCAAGGCTGCGACAGCTACCGTTTACGGTGGTGAAGAGCCATACATCACGGCAATTGACCTTCCTTCCACCCAACAGGTCGGCGTTTCAGTAGGAACTGCCAACAGTGGATTGAATCCCGATAAGCTCATTGCTGCTATGCAGATTTTTGAGGAGAACGACTACGATTGCACCGAGCGCGACATCATGCTCGCCATTAACCCGAAGTCTAAGGCGGAGCTTATGGCTTACGTCGATGCAGGAACCAATGACACTTGGGCAAGTATGATTGCTGGGTGGTTGAATGGCACATCTGAAACCCTTTTCGGATTCAAGCCAGTTCTTACTAATCGACTTGAGGCTGCGGATGGTAACAACGTTCGCAAGAACCTTGCTTGGGTTAAGGATCAAGGCATCTACGTAGAGCCGGGAACACTTGATGTGAAGATGGACGTTCTGCCACAACAGCAACACGCATTGCAGATTTCTGCCTATGCTACGCTCGGCTTTATGCGCCGTCAGGAAAAGGCTGTTGTCGAAATCGCATGCGACGAGGACTTCTCATCTTAATCTTAACCGAAAGGAAAAAATATTATGGCATCAATTGATACAGCAGAAAGAACGGCACAAACATCAACGGCTCGCGATGCGGATTCCACTATTTGGGAATTGCAACGCACCTGCAAGCTCGCGCGGTTTGCGCCCATCACACTCACAGCAGACTCCGATGAAGTCGGGGATGACATTATCCTCGGTTCGCTCGGTTGCTCTGGTCAACTCCGCCCGGAAGAATGCCGATTTGTCGGCATCTCGGGATCGGTTCAGGGCGTTTTCGTTCTCGAAAAAGTCTCGGCTGACGGAACTGTTACTGCGCTCACGGGCGACGGAACGCTGGCAACGGACGGCACAGTCGTTGCCTTTGATCGTTTGACCGGATCACTCGACCAGGTTGATTTCGTTTCGACGGACTACCTGCAACTGACCATCGGCACTGCAACGGCATTGGCAGCCGGTGACGTAATCGAGATTGAACTCGCTTACAGCACCACTAACGCCAAGTAAACATTTAACCGTCCTCGCCCTGCTTCACGGCATGGCGGGGACGGTTTCTCTTTAAATCGCGAGGTGGAGCAGTTTGGTAGCTCGTCTGGTTCATAACCAGAAGGTCACGGGTTCGAGTCCCGTCCTCGCAATCTTTTTAAGATGACAGAAACCGACATTGCGAATATGGCTCTCTCACGGCTGGGGGAACGTCGCATTTCTGACATCAGCGAAAACAGTCCCTCGGCCATATCGTGTAGAACCCACTATGAGGTGGTTCGCGACTCTCTTCTGCGGTCACATCCTTGGAACTTTGCTACAGCTAGAGCGACACTGTCGGCGACCACCACACCGGAGTTTAAGTGGGCCTACGCCTACACATTACCAGCCGGGTTTCTACGGCTGTCTACGTTCAACGGAAAAGAGGCTGACGCAGCCATTTCCGAATACAGGGTCGAGGGCAACGAGATACTAACAGACGCTAACTCTGCGAGCATCACTTACGTCCAAAAGGTTTCCGATCCAACTCTGTTTGATTCTCTATTTCTTGAGGTAATCGTTTTTCGACTAGCCTCTGCTATTGCGATGGACATAACAAGCGAGCCTACCACCCGGGACAACATGGAGCAACTAGCTGCCATGCGGATGCAGGACGCGTCGTTTGTCGATGCAAACGAAAACAAGGCCCGAGTCCAGTCGCCCACATCGGAGCGGACATCCAGAGTCCGGGGAATCCCACAAGGCTTGGCATACCCATATGATACGCAAAACCCATGAATGAGACGGCTATCGCAAACAGGTCGTTATCTCTGTTGGGTGAACCACCAATTACATCACTTAACGAGGGAACGACAGTCTCCGGCATTGTTAGCCTTCACTACGGAACGGTGCGGAACGCACTACTGAGGCAACACCCATGGGACTTTGCTACAGAGAGGGTATCACTTTCCCGGGAGGTTGATGGACCGGCCTTTAAATGGTCCTATTCATTTGTCCTGCCGAGCGATTGTCTGAGGGTAATTACATTCAACGAGGTTGACGTTTCGCGATGCGGCTCATCTTTCGCAATCGAGGGCAACAGACTGGTAACGGACTCCAGTGCGGCACAAATCAGCTACATTAAGGCAGTAACCGATCCTAGCCTTTTCGATTCACAATTTATTGATGTCCTAACCTATAAGCTCGCTGCTGCGATTGGGTTAGCCATAACTGGCAGAAGTGGCCCATCGGAAAAGCTTGAGGCAAAGGCAAACAGGAAACTCAAATCAGCGAGGTTCACCGACAGCAGCACTGGTGCTAGGGTGGTGGGTTGCACGGGAAGGGGCGCGGCATCTAGGGCGTCACGACCAATCATTGGGGAATATGCCAACGTTAAAACGGCAACGGGAGAGCAGGGCGATGACGGTCTGTCAGCATTTGAACTTGCGGTGCAGGACGGCTTTACAGGAACGCTTACGGAGTGGCTTGCATCATTGGATGGGACCGATGGGGCAACGGGGCCTGTGGGACCAACAGGACCAACGGGGGCGACAGGAGCGACGGGCGATACGGGGCCGCAGGGCATTCAGGGCGACGTGGGACCAACGGGACCAACAGGACCGACAGGACCAACAGGACCAACGGGGGCGACGGGTGATACGGGACCGGCGGGGGCAGATGGGGCAGATGGGGCAGATGGAATAGATGGCGTTTCGCCCGGTGTTAAGTATTTGTTCAGTAGCACTACCACATCAGGTTCTCCGGGTTCCGGTTATCTGCGCTTCAACAACTCTACTGTTTCATCGGTCACAGAAATTTACATTGCCGGAACGGACTATGACTCTGCCGATGCCTCGGGTTGGATCGAGAGTTTTGATGATCCGGCATCCACCGTCAAGGGCATTATCTCAATCAAGGAAACGCAATCACCACTAAGTGGCGGTGGAGTGTTTCAGGTGACTAGCGTAACAAATAACACGGGGTGGTATTCGTTGGGGGTTACCTACCTAGCCGATTTTAACGGAACGCCGACCGACGCAAACGAATTGGTGGTTGGCTATGCTTATACTGGCGACAAGGGCGACACGGGTGCCACCGGGGCCACTGGTGCTGCCGGTGCGGACGGGTCGATAAATGGGACCGGAGACTGGACCGTTTCCGTGTTCTACGACGCAAACGACGTTGTGACAAACGGCGGGAGTAGCTACTATGCGCTCAGTGGTCATACATCATCAGCGAGCGACGAACCTGGAGTGGGGGCAAGTTGGGACACGTATTGGGGGATATTGGCATCGAAGGGCGATGACGGCGCGGCTGGAGCATCTGGAGCGGACGGGGCGGACGGTGCGGACGGTGCAGACGGCTTTTCGGTTCCCGTGGGTGGAATGCTTGACTATGCTGGACATACCGCACCGACAGACTTTGTGTTCTGCGACGGTGTCGCCACCATCACTAGCGAGGCATATCTCAGGGATGTGGGCTTTATCTATGGCTGGGCAACAACAAACACCAATGGAACTTGCGCTTACACCAGCGGGGGCGCCACCATAACTACATCCGCCGCTCACGGTCTTAGTGTTGATGATATTCTGGGATTTGGGTTTTTAGATGACTTCGCCGTTGGGATACTCACTGGACACACAAACGAGCTAACCCGTGCCGTCTACGTAGTCTCGACCCCCACCACCACTACGTTCACCATCTCCACAACGAAAAGTGGAGCAGCAGTAAACGCGACCGCATCAGCTACGGTGGAACCATTCACAACATATACAGCTGCGTCGCCACCCGACCTTCGCGACAGAGTATCGCTAGGCCGCGCTAATATGGGTGGTTCGGACGCCGGTTTGGTTTCGCATTATAACACTGATAAGCTCAAGGATAGCGGGGGCAGGGAGGCACACTTTGAGTTAATTGACCATATACACACCACTATAGATAGATACGACACTGGCTCAGCGGGGGCATCGAGCGGAAGCGGGGGTCGAGATAATAATATCACCAACTATAGCAGAGACACCAGCACACCCACCAATCTTCCCGCCGGATATTCCACGACAACCGATACTGCCGGAGTTGATCATATGAATCCCTTCCTCGTTAGTAACAAAATCATAAGGTATCAATAAATGGCTTTACACATTCACAGAAATAGTTTTAACGCGGGGGAAATCTCTCCGCTCATGGATGCTAGGGTCGATGACGCAAAGCATTCCTTTTCTTGTCGCACGTTGGAAAACTTCATTCCGAAGGTATACGGCGGGGCATTTCGGCGACCTGGTTCCGTCTACGTAGGAACGGCCAGAGACATGGCAGTTTGGACAGAGAACACAAACGACCATAGGCTTTACTTTGAGAATGCGGACGCACCGGGTGTAAACGACGATGAGTCACTTTATCAGGTGGGATCACTATGGTCGCGGAACGTTAGGACCGTCTATGGCGCAATTGACGTTACGGAGGGTGCCGCAGCATGGATTTCCAATCCCAACACTCACAACCTTTACAGTTTCGAAAATCCCACCGCAGACAATGACACGGGAGAGGGTTACGACGTAGGCTCTATCTGGTTTAATCAGGCGGCTGACGTTATCTACCAATGCACAGACAATACCGCCAGTGCGGCTGTATGGGAGTTATACACTGAGTTGAGTGACGCAACCATCGGTGGCGCGACCACCATTCCTTCTACGAAAGTGAACCTAACGGCCACCGCAATTCCCGGCGTCGATAACGATACCACCGAAGGTTACAACACAAGCTCCATCTGGATAGTTAACACCAGAACACTGTATGAATGCACAGACGCTACTAATGGGGCGGCGGTATGGGACACGGTTTCAGGGACTCACAACTACGTTTCTGATGGTGCGCCAAGCGGGGCAAATAACGACGATGAGGGCTATGCTGTAGGCTCTCATTGGTTGTGGAAGGATACCTTTAGGGCTTGGGAGCTAACGTCGCTAGATGGGTCTGAGCCGGTAAGGTTGATTGACTTTAATGTTTCGGCTAATACTCGATATGTAATCGAAATGGGCGACGGTTATGCGCGATTCTGGAATGCTGACGGGTCCAGGTTTCTGGACCAATTAAACTCGCCTTATACGGACCCACTACAGGTATCTACGCCTTATAGCGCATCGGAGGCGGTGGAGGTGCAGGTAGCACAACTAGGTAACCTTGCCTACTTTGCCCACCCTTCCCACCCACCGCAAAAGCTAGAGCGGACGTTTGACGCGAGCTTTGCGGCAGCCACTTTCACGTGGAGCGAGTTGGTCCCTTCCTATCCGGTATTTCGGGACATTAATTTATCAGAGGTTACGGCGACGGCAAACGGGACGGTGGGGAAACCCGTGGAGATTTCATTTTCCGCAAACCCATTTACGGAAACCACCAACTACGGTCAGTATGCGGGAGCAAGAATAGCACTAACGCACCGAAGGTCGGCAGCCCACGCCAAGGTGGACCTGACGGCAGATGATCAGTCAAGCGAGGTCGAGGTTCTGGGGGACTATGAGGTTTATACCTACGGCGTGTTCACAGGGGCGTTAAACATTCAATTCAAGGATACGGCTGGAGCATGGCAGAATCTCAAGACGTTCCAATTTACCTCGGAATCATCAAGGCAGATAGTCTATCGGTCATCGACAGAAAACCCACTCACTCTTCGGCTGGACGTAGAGCATACTAGCGGGGGCGGGGGAACAGCATACATCGAGGCTGGTGATTCCAGACGGACAGGATACGCCAGAATCTTGAGCGGTATTCCGTTTGAAAACTCATTGCCGGTTGTTCCCGTTGAGGTCGAGCGGGACTTTGAGGCCACAACAGCCACAACGGAATGGGCCATTGAATCATGGGGGGAATACGCAGGATACCCTCGTTCTGTATGCTTCCATGAAGAGCGACTTTGGTTTGGCGGCACAGAGTTGGAACCGAACACGGTATGGGCATCAGCGACCAACGACTTTGAAAACTTCCGGCGCGGAGCGTTTGACGGCGATTCAATTGCGTTCACCTTGGCGGCGCAGGAAAGTAGCGCGATTCAATCTCTCCTCTCCCACCAGGCACTGGTGATCTTCACACAATCGGAAGAGTGGACAGTTTCTACATCCGAGCAGACATCTATTACTCCGAGCAATCTCTTTGTCCGTAGGCAATCGAGATTCGGGTCCGCATACAGTCCTGCTTTTGTTGCATCAAACAATTTAATTTTCCTTGAGGCGGGAGCGAGAAAGCTCAGGCAATTTTCCTACTCAGCAAGCGAGGCCGCACAGGGCGTTGCTACAGACCTTTCCAAGTATGCAGAGCATATTACGGCCGGGGGCATCAAACAGATGGCATTCCAACGAAGCCCGGACCCGGTGTTGTGGGCGGTGACAAACAATGGGGTTCTGCTTTCCTTTACGTTCGAGCCAGATGAGAACGTGATGGGTTGGGCAAGGCATACATCGGGCGATGATCTGTTTGAGTCGGTGGCGACTATCTACGGGACATCGGTTGATGAGGTTTGGCTCTCAGTAAATCGAGGCGGAACAAGGTTAGTGGAAAGACTAAACCCGTCCGCCTATTCAACGCTGGAGTCAGGATCGGCTGCCGACATGATTTATCTGGACTCGTCCGTCTTTGTGGAGAACGACCCGGCGACAGACACTGTAACCGGGCTGGACCACCTTGAAGGCGAGACAGTTTCTATATTGGCGGACGGTGCGGTGCAAGCGGACAGGGCGGTTTCGAGCGGATCAATAACACTGGATGGAGACGCTGATACGGTGGTTGTGGGACTCTCCTATACATCAACGCTGCAACCATCTAAGATAGAAGTCCCCTCCGACAACGGCACAAGCCAAGGCAAAACCTTTCTATGCAAGAAGGTCCACCTTAACCTTTGGAAAACCTATGGGATTGAGGT